ACCGTAGCCGAAGCCGACGAGTATATCACATCACGTTGTCGGAGCAAAAGCAAAGACAGGCAGCGCTGGGACGGACTCGGGCAAGACGAAAAAGAAACCCTTTTAATCAATGCCTGCGCAGAGCTTGAAGTCCTGCCCTTCCGTGGCCGGAAGATGGTACCCGACCAGCCTCTGTCCTTTCCTCGCCTGCCGTACCAGTACGGACGTGCCGATGAAGGCGCGCCGGCAGACGTAAAGGCCGCGCAGATCGAGCTTGCGCTGTGGATGTCGGATGAAGAGAAGCTATCTGGGCGGGCCCAGCGCGCAGAGCTTAGGGCGCAGGGCGTAACATCCGCCGGCATAGGCGGGCTCTCGGAAAGTTACGACGCCTCTGCCGGCGGCGCCCAAACAGCGCTAGTTTGCCCTAAGGCAAAGGCGCTACTGGCAAAGTATCTTAGCGGGGGGTATGCCATGTGCTAAGCGCATACCTCAGCCAAACGGCAGAATACAGGCCCTGCGTAGGCACAGACGACCGGGGGCAGCCGGTGCATGCCGACGCCCCCGTATTTATACGCTGCCGGAAAGAACAGCACGCGCAAAATGTCTTGACCGCTACGGGGCAAACCATACAGACACAGCATGTATATTACCTCAAAGACAAGGTATGCGAGGGCGATTTGCTTGATGGGCGCATAGTCATGGGCGTGTCGGCATGGACATTTCTTGATGGTCGCGTTCTCGGATATAAGGCGGTGGTGTAGTATGGCTAAAAAGGGGTTTTCCATCACGATTGACGATAAAGCGCTAAACGCGCAGCTAAAGCGTGCGTTTGCGGCTAACCCGAAAGAAACTGTAAAAGCCGCGCGCGACTGCCTGTTAGACCTTGCGAAAAACAGCGCAAAGCGCGCGCCGGTGGATACCGGTGATCTGCGAAGCGACTGTACGGCGGTGCTGAACGGGACAGTTATATTTACCAAGCAAAAGCCGACAGGCGGCGCGGTATCGCCAAAGCTATCGGCGTTTGGAGCGGTCGGCTACGGCCTGCCCTATTCAGTCCGGCAGCACGAGGAGCTCGGGTACAACCACCCTTTAGGCGGCGAGGCAAAGTTTTTGGAACGACCGTTTAATGAAAACAAGGCGAGGTATATTAAAAGGTTTCAGAGGATCGTTAAGGATGTGGTGAAATGAACATATTAGACAAGCTAAAAGCGGTCCTGGGCATGGACGAGATTAAGCTGGGTTTTATGCCCGCCAAGCCGGACGCGATTATTGCACTGTTCGAGTACCCGGCGACACTACCGAACCATTTTTTTGGCGGTACGGACTTTGTCTATAACGTGCAGGTAAGGGTAAGGGACAAAACGGCGGCGGTTGCATATTCGCGCGCCGAGGCCATAGCAAATATGCTAAACCGATACCACGATAGCGAGATAAGCGTAATACAATCTACGCCGATACTGGATATCGGCTGTGATAGCGCTAACCCACAACGGTGGGAATACACCGTAAATTTTGAAGTGAGGAGGTATTAAAACAAATGGCTTTATATACAGGAGTAACCGGAAAAATTTCGATAAAAAACGGTGCCGGAGCTGAAACAGATATCCTTCATATGTCGAGCTGGTCCGTAGAGCTATCCAAAGAGATCGTTGAGTCTGTCAGCTTCGGTATGGACTACAAAGAGAAAGTGCCGGCTATTAAGGATTGGTCGGCCAGCGCAGACGGCGACGCGGATTTTGATACCGAAAGCGGACAGAAGATACTGCTCGATGCATTTGAATCAGGTGCTGAACTGACCGGCAGTTTCTATCTTGACGAAGATACATTTTTAGTAGGCAAATGCTTTGTCGAAAGCCTGAGCATCTCGCATGCGGCGGACGGCAAGGCGGAGGTATCCATCAGCCTTGCAGGCAGCGGTGCCGCGACACTTACTGTTTAATCTAAACGATAATGGGGGCGGGCCTCCCCGCCCCAAACTTTATTACGATTGGAGGAGTATGTAATGTTTATTACCGTAGGCGAAAGAGAATACGAGCTGTCCACGAAGCTGGGTACGGCTATGGCAATAGAAAAACGGTTCAAGCTTCCGTTGACGCAGATATTCGAAAAGATTGGCGTGGCGGAAATTCCGGAGCTGATCTCGATCCTGGCGATTGCGGCAGGAAAAGTTGGGGATGCGGATTTCTCGGCGGGGCTGTCGGAGAATTGGGACTATATGGACCTTCAAACCACTGTCCAGGAGCTGCTTGCGCGGCTGATGTTCAGCGGTACACCTGAGCAGGTTGAAGCCAAGCTTGCAAAATTCCCCATTCCGGAACAACAAAAAAACGTGATCCGGGGGCTGCTGGGGCTCCCGAAAGCGGAGATCCCGGCGGCTCCGGACGTTCCGAACGCTGGATAGACTGGGAACAGTTGATAGAAGCGGCATACCAGATCGGTATATTGCCGCAGCAGCTCTATGATATGGAACTGTGGGAGTTTAACGCCTGCGTAAAAGCGTACAATGAGAAGCAGTCCGCGCGCGCTAAGGATATGCTCGCCGCGTGCTGGCAGGCGGCCGCCTTTGCAGGCGCGGCTTTTGCCGGCAAACTGCGGCGGCTGGACTACTATCTAAAACGCGCAAAGCGGGTTGCGGCTCCGAAGGTGAGCAAGGAAGAGTTTGAGCGAAAGCTAAAACTGGCTAAGAGAGGAGGGCGGATAGGTGGCGCTGGAAAAACTGAAAGTTCGAATTGACGCGGATACTACCGGGTTTGACCGGGGCCTTAAGCGTGTCAGAAGCGGTATGGCCGGGCTGAAAAAAGAATCGGCCAATGTCACGTCCGGCCTAACATCTATCACAAACGGCTTTAAATCAATGATAAAGACCGGCCTTGCCATTGCGGGAATAACGATGGGGCTAAAAACCCTTGCGGACAGCTTCAAGGTGTTTACCGACTTTGAAAGCTCGGTCCTGCGTGTAAACGACCTGTTTGATGATGCGGCAAAGTATGTGGAATATTTTGCCGAAAACACGGCCGAGAAATTTGGCATGAGCGCGTCTGCGGCGTACCAGTACGCGTCGGTATACGGAAACTTGTTTCGCGGCATTACCGCCAGCAGCGAGGAAAACGCAAAGGTTACCATTGCCATGCTAAAAGCGTCCGCTGTTGTCGCATCCAAGACTGGCCGTACAATGGAAGACGTCATGGAACGCATCCGAAGCGGTCTTTTAGGCAACACGGAAGCGATCGAGGACTTGGGCATACACGTTAATATAGCAATGCTCGAATCCACCGAGGCGTTTAGAAGAATCGCGGACGGCAGGAGCTGGCAGCAGCTTACTTTCCACGAACAACAGCAGATCCGTACGCTGGCCATTTTAGAGCAGGCTCACAAAAACTTTGGCGACACTGTACAGCAAAGCAGCGCGTATTCGCTGTCGGTGCTTTCGGGCGCGTTTAAGGACCTGATGGCCACCGCGGGCGCGTTTATCAACCACGCCCTTGCCCCTATCGTAAGCTGGCTTATCCAAGTTGTACGCTGGGCCACTGCCGGGCTGAAAACGCTTGCGGCGCTGTTCGGGGTTAAACTAAAAGGCGACCTGGGCTCTGTGTCTTCCGATGTATCCTCCAATTTAGCCACCGGCGCGCAAAGCGCGGACGATTTAAAGACAGGCCTAGGCGGCGCTACAAAAGCCGCAAAAGAGCTAAAACGCACTGTCGCAGGGTTTGACGAGCTAAACATCCTAAACGAGCCAAAAGCCTCGGGTTCTTCCGGCGGCAGCGGTGGTTCTGGCGGCGGAGGCGGCGCAGGCGGCGGCGGTTCCGTATTTGCCGGGCTGCCGGACCTGGAATACGGCGAGATGCAGGGGCCGGACCTGGCCTGGATAGAGAACGCAAAGAAAGCGCTGGAGCCCGCCATTACATCGTTTCAAAATCTATGGACGGCAATGGAGCCGTTTCGTAATTTCGTAGCGCAGGGCGCGATCGATTTTTATAATCACTTTTTGGTGCCCATCGGTCAATGGGTGCTCGGCGAGGGTATTCCGCGCTTTATTGACGCCTTAGCTAACGGTTTTGCCTCAGTCAATTGGAGCCGCATTAATGATGGGCTAAATGAGTTGTGGGCTGCTCTTACGCCTTTTGCT